TACTATTTCTAAAACTTTTTACATTCACTCGCTACGTGACCGCCAGCAACAGTAAGAACCCCAGCAATATCGCCACGATCCTTAGCACCAGTTTTAGCGCGGCGCTCAATACGAATATCACAAAGTTTCATAGCCAAATATTCGGCTACGAGTGTTTCAAAGCTTGTGCCAGCTTTTTTAGCTGACGCACGATTACGAACCATGTTTTCCCTTTCGTCTGGTTTCTTTGAGTATAGACATAGGCTCAGACATTCTGCAAAAAAAGTTTTGACATATCTAAAACATTTAGTATTGTAAATACAGAAAGGAAAGATAATGACTGAACAAGAATACGAACCACAACCAGCAACCAACTACTGCGACTCATACGCAACCACCCAATACCGCGACGATCACCAGCTAGCAATTGGAGCAGGCATCACCGCCATCATTGTACTCACCCTCACAATCATAGGAATCGTCAGCTCATGGCAATAATCATCTGGGCGCTATTCGCAGCCACCACCACACAAATCATCCTCACAGGCTTCAACGGCCTCACACTACTACTCACAGGGCTAATAATCCTCACCGGATATAAACACCTCAAAGCATAAAGAAACCCCCTCGGAAACCAGAAAACCGAGGGGGTTCTTACACGCCGGAAAGGGGAACAGCGCTCACAAACAACTATAGCAAGAAATCCCCTAGCCAGATGGACTACCTTCTGAAACTAGGGGATAAGCAATCAGCATTAGCATCTTGCAAGAATTAGTTTACCCTATTGGCAACTGTCACACTGCAAAAAATCCATAGGATCAACAGGAACAAAAACGCCATCAACACTAGTCACAGACTCAAACACACTATCCACAATCACTCCACTATTTACACGCCACAAAACACCCCTACACGAGGGGTAGCAACACCAGGCGTTTACGGTGCTACAGAAGAATAAAGACGATCACCAATGGCCAGAAAAAAGCCAAGCACAGCAACAGCCCCGACAAGCCAAGTAACCCAATGAATCTTAGGCGGTTGACGCTGCTCCAAAACCGCAAGCTTAGTCTCAATCTCATTAATACGCTTCCAATGCTGATCCGAAGTTTTAGACAGGTCATCAAGCTGTTTCATCATTGCATCCTGTTTAGCTTCCAATCGCGCAATAGCGATAAGAACATCGTTAAGAGTAGGCTCGTGATTCATTATTTTGACACAAACAAGGGAACAGAAGCAGGCGCTTCAACAACAGTTACAGGCTGTTTCACGTTAGCTACAGCCATCACGTTAGAACCTAAACCAAGCAGGGCGGCAGCCAATAACAGCCACTGTTGCACGTCAGCCGGAGCAAGAAAACCGGCAGTAACAAGCAACGGCAACGCTGAAGAAACAACACCATACAGGTAGGTGCGCACTTGTGCAGTAAAAATGTTTCTCATTACTTGTCCTCAGGATAGTTAGCTTCAATAGATTCAAGAATATCAGCCTTGGTAGTTTCGCAAGGGGTAGGCGTGCCACCGCAATCAATCTTGTCCGCTACAGCCTGAGCAATAGCGTCAATGTTTACATTGAATGAGCCACCAAATTGGCTTTTACGAACATCAATCTGTTCCTGATTAAATAGATACTCTTCACGTGACAAGGCAGAGTATGGCCCGAATGCTTTAGCAAACGCAGTCACCTGATCCATGTTACCTACAGGGGTGAAAGTAAACTCGCCAACCAGGGCGATAGAACCATCGCCACCTTGTGCCGGATCCGACCAAATAAGTTTCACTTCTTCATCTCCAATAACTGTAGGCGTAACGCCTTGTGGCCGTAAAAAACCTAAAACACCTTGTTTACTTCTATTGTACCTGTAAGCCCAACGTGCCGCGCCAGAGCCAGCGTTTTGTTCGATAGTGCCAAACGTGACGCCATCCCAGTCGCGTTCAACTACACCAATATGGCCATCAATCGCATCATAGCCACCCTTGTAGGCAACAAAAATATCTCCACGTTTAGGCGCCCCAGACACAGCCACTTGCGTATATTTACTTGTCAGTTGTGGATAGTCCGTAAACTGATTCCACCATTGACGCGCTGACTCTACAGGAACAAACGCGCCACCAATAACACCCTCATGGTATTCGTTAGCTAACGCCACGCATTGATCATAGTCGTGATTGAATATTCTTGTACCGTTAGGGATGGCAAAGAATTGTGTTGGCGTCATAGAGACTATGCCAATAATGTCAGACATTATTTTTTAGGAATTGGTGGATACGGGTTAGCATTATTTACTGCCCGTACAGCGTCAAGCCATTCCTGCTCTGTTGATTCGCCACGTTGCCATTGAAAAAAGATAGGATCGGCAGTGTTTTGATAGCCTAGTTTGCGTGCTTGAGATATTGCATCATATTGGCGCTGATATTCTCCAGCCTGCCAAGCTTTTTCAGCAGCAATTTCCCCAGCAGTCAAAGGTACTAAATATGTTGGAACTACTGAATCTTCAGGAGTAATGTCTTTGCCTTGTATTTCATTCATAATTTATCCTAAATCAGTCCATAAACTTGAATAGTGCCAGTTTGTAATACAGAAGCGCCAGCAACAATAGCAAGGCCATCATATGCAGAAGCTGTAACATGCATATTTGCACCAATATCAGTGCTTAAATTAGTGTTATTTGAAGATGAAGCTATTGAAGTGAAATTGGTTGATCTGGCAAGAGCAGGGTTAAAAACATCTACAGAAAATGATCCAACACCAGTAGTTCCAAACTCGCCAATATATACGTGTATACCGCTAGCGCCAGAATAATTAGCAAAAATACCTGGCTCAGCATGAACAACACTATTTTTGTAAGTAGAAGTAGCAACAGGAGTTCCCCCAGAAGCAAGCCGCAAATATAAATTATTTTGTGCAGACGCAGCATTTACAGAAATCAGCACACGATAATTCTTATACGCAGAAGAAAAAACACCATTCAAAGTAACTTGTGGAGTAGCAGTAAAAGTAACCAAACCATTAGTATCTGTGGAACTAGACCCAGCAGTAACTGATGTAGAAGTCGGCACGATATTTACCATGCTTGGCATAGCAGCTTGAGGGTAAACCTGCTTCCATGCAGAACCATCATAAACCTGCACAGTATTAGTGTCATCAAGATACGAAACCATACCCTCAGACGCGGCAGTACCAATAGCAGAACCACGCGCAGCAGTACCAGCAAACCGCATCACAGACTGATCCATCAAATAATTATCTACATCCGCTGCACGCAACACCTCACCAGCAGCAAAAACTTTACGACCAGAACCAGCCATCCTACTTCTCCAACCTCAAAACACGTTCCTCTAAACTATCAATCCGAACAGCCTGAGCCTGAATAGCAGGAATCAAAGCCAACGCCAACAACTCATAATGAACACCAGCAGGCTTACCATCATCATCAAAAAACACAAACCGTTCAAGACCATTACCAGCCTCAACAAGATCCTCAGCAATAAGACCAAGCTCAAACGGTGCATCATCACCCAACTCAGCCACAGTAGCCTTACGGCGATACTCAACAAGCTTCAACAATAAAGCAGCATCAACAGTCACGCCACCAGCAGTAACATCCTGCTTAGCTTCACGAGTAGAAGAAACATATCCGATATTGCCAGCATTATTGACATACATTGCACGCCAAGCACCAGAAGCAACAGACGTATTATAGACACCCACAGAACGCATACCAGCATCAAACTGGCCAGAACCCTGATGAAAAAAGTATCCCCCAGCGCCACCAATAATCTCAGCATTAGGAACATACATATTACCAGCATTCACATTACCGGCAGTATTTACAGGAACGGCAAGACTGCCAGAAGTAATCTTTGACGCATCAAGACTAGGAATATCCCCAGCAGCCAACGAAGCACCCACAGTCACCCGACCAGAAACATCCGTCGTCACCTTCGTATAAGTACCAGGAGTCAACGTTTGTTGAGCAAGCAAGGCAAACCCGTCAGCAGCAACAATGGTGGCGTTAGATTTACCAACAATATTGTAATCAAGATTCCAGTCCTCAACGATGCCATTAAATTGGTCAAAACCGCCAGACCGAATCCTAATTTGGCGACGCGGAATAATGTTTCCATAAAAAATTGATGCAGTATTTAAAGGATCAAATGCACGATCCTCATTATTTAAAACTACGGAAGCGTTACCGGCAGAATACCTATCAAGTTCACGGTTTTTTCCCCGTGATGTTGAAACGCTTTGAACCCTGTTTGTTATGTCATAAAAGATTGGGCCTGCAAGCCTATAGGAAGTATTGTTTAGTTTTCCTTTGATAGCGTTGCCAACACGAAAATATGGTGCGTCAGCAGTGGTAAGATACACACCAATTTCTACCGTAGTTGCCATAATTTATGCTCTCGCAAAGACAGCGCCAGACGTGCGCTCATATTTACGGATAGCAGTCACAATCTGTTCACCAATGTTAGCGCCATCAGCGCCCATACCAGCATTAATAGTGACATTGATAGTGTTACCACCACCAGTAGGCTTAGCAATACGATCTAGCGGAATAACTTGAGCGCCAGTAGGAAGATTCAATAACTCTGGCCCCTTTTCACCAACCCAAGACAAACCACCACGAGCAGTAATACCCCCCTCAGCCTGTCCAGGAATCCGTTGCCCCTGAGAACCAGAGACCCCATATTTCACAATGTCAGCTGGAACAAAACCACCAACGAAAGGAATCTTTCGCATAGCTGCAAGCATTTTGTTTATCTGATCAGTGGCGGATTCAAAATCACCGGTCAGATATTTGAGATATTCGCGAGCTGTTGAGGTCAATGAAGAAATCATTGAAAGTTGGCTCGTAATAGGATTAATAAAACCAAGCAATTCAGCCCAATTACCAGCCGTCTCATCACTACTAATTGACGCCCCAAGGTCACTAAGTGAAGTCATAGCAAGGTCACCAAAATAGGCAAGATTACCTAACGTAGTAACAACATCACTTAGAACACCATTACTTGAACTACCGCCACTCGTAAGTAAATCAAAAGCAGAAGACAGCAAGCCAACCAAATCATTAACAGTTGGCAACATTTCAGAAAGAGTAGGCAAAAGATTCATGCCAAGTTCACCCAAACTTGTGAGCGTAGTTTCTAACGCCGGTAACATGTTTGTAAAATTTGTACCCATATCGGCCAAGAATTGTTGAAACTCTGGACTGGTAGTCAGGTTTTCAATAAATGACTGAATCAGTGGGATAGCTTGCTCAAAAGCAGGCAACAAAGCAAGACCAATAGTCTCCTTCAGATTGCCCATAATCACATCAAGACGCTCAAAAGGATTAGCCATACTTTCGGCCGCACCCTCATACTTTTTCCCCAACTCAGCAATCAAATAATCTTGAGCAGCAATCTCGCCATTAGTCGCCAAAATATCGTTATATGTCTGCTTCTGAGCATCAGACAAAACAATACCGATACGAGTCAACTTACTTAAAGCAGTCTCACTATCGCCAGCCACCTTAGTAAACGCCATAGCGACAGCAGAAATATCTTTACCAGTACCCTTAGCAATATCAGCCGTAACCTTAGCTAACTTGTTGATACCGTCAACACCCTTAGCGGCAAGATCAGGAACAGCAAGCCAGCCAGTCTTAATCTGATTAATCAGCTCATCATCATAACCAGTCATCTCACCAAGAGACTTAGAATGCTTATCAAGCTCCTTCGTCACTTTAGCAATAGCGCCAGCCTGATCCCCAAACACACCAGCATTCTTAGCCGCATTCTCAAGCCCACGAGAAACAGCCTCAGCCTCAGCAGCAGCCTTTAAAGACGAAGCACCAAACGCTACCGCAGCCGCACCAGCCGCAACAAACGCTGCCCCAAGCGCAATACCAGCACCCTTAGCAAAATTACCAAGACGATCTAAACCAGACTGAGCCTGCTGAATACCCTTATCATCAAACTTAGAAACAATAGGAAGATTAATAGCCATTACGCAAGCTCCTCAGAAACCTTCTTCGACCAACGATTAATAACAGTCTCAGCAGACTTGTAAACCTCAGCCTTACCCTCAATAAACGGCTTATAAAAAATACGCCCACCATTAGGCCAAGAAGGAAACTGCTTCTGAATATTCCGATACAACGCCTTACCTTGAGGAGTAATACCAGGATTACGACGACCAACCATATCCAAAACAAACGGCGTAGCAGTCTTATAATTCATCGAAATAGAAACAAGCGCATTACGGCCAGCACCCTTACGAGCCTTACCAGGAGTCACCTTCACACTGCCAGTAACCTTACCCCAACCCCAACGGCCATAAAGCTGCTCAAAACCAGAAAGAGAAGGCTCAGAAGGATACCTAGCAGCAATAGCCTTAGCCAACGGCTTCATCTCACTACGCAACTCTTTGCGCAACTCTTTAACAGACTCAGGATCAATGCTACGCAAAATGCGGAAAGTCTGGGCAACACCACCAGCCTCAAGCTGAACATCAATCATAAAAACTCCTGAGACTATTCTACCGCTTATTTACAGCATTGACATGAGCTACAAGATACCGTTGCAAAGTCCACAACATTCTAGGCTCAAGCTCAAGAAGTTCCCGAGGAGAAATCTTATATTCAAAAGCAAGCTGGGCTATCGCCCAATGAGTAGACGAATCACCCAACCCAACTATGCTTTTTTTTCAGACTCGCCAACCATAGCAACAGACTCTGACCACGGCTCAAACTCCAGCTCAGTCTCACCGGCACGCTTAGAAGCAGCCCAGGCAAGAAAAAACATGTAAGTCAGTCGAACATCAGAACCCAACGCGGCAATACTCTTATCAAAATGAGTCTCAAACTTGATATAGTCTGCCGCAGTTGTAGAAACTTCAATGCTAGTTCCATCAATGAAACTAATTTGTAGGTTGAGTGGTTGCATTTTAGACAGTGCCTCGCGTTACCGTACCTGCAGAAGGCCACGAAACAGAAAGAGTAGCCAAGTCGCCAACGTTAGAAGCGATAGGGCTATAAGACACAACCGAGAAAGTTCCAGTGTAAGAAGGGTTCGAGCTTGTCACGCTGCCCGACGTGGGTGTCACAACCACGGTAGCGATAGAACCAAACAGAGGATACAAGGTAGCATCAACCGACGAAGCACCAAAATCTTGGTGGAAGTCAATGCTCAAAGAAGCATCCTTCAGGCCGCCACCAACACGCTGACGCCATGCAGTACCAAACGCGGTAGTCTCAATCTCATCAGACGTAAGTTCCCACGTAGTCGCGGCAATATGATCACTGAAATCAACACCGTTAATCGTTGTCTTTACGTCAGTAGCAACAAACTTTGCCACAATAACTCCTAAAAATAGTTAACTAAAACAGTCTAAACCTGTTATATCAATAGTACCGTAAAAAGATTAGTTACCGTAAACAGAGACAATAAAATCGCAAGCAAGATAAGTCTGATCACCCAACTGGACTGCGCCCACATTAGACATTTCAACAACGCGAACATCATAAGCCGCGCCACCCAAAGACTTATCAGACTCAACAGCCTTCTTCAAAGAACCAGGCTCAGTAGAAATATACGTATCCAGACGGCGTTGCGCCTCACGCTCACTAGCACGCCCCACAATAACCGACACCGTAAAATTGTAGGTCACAAGCCCACCAGCAAACGCACCATCATAAACCACGTTAGACAACGCAATAACAGCAATAGGAGGATTAGGGTTATCGGGGATAGTCTCAGCTACCCTAAGCCCACGAATACCGCTTAGATTAGCTCCCAGCCCTTTACGGATAAGCGCGATAGTCAAGAAACAACACTCTTTCTAAACGGTGCAAGCAACGCCTCAACATCAGGATCAACACGGCCAACACGGATAGCACCCAAGTCGCCAAAACCTGCCACGCCAAGAGGCGAATCGTAACGCTTAAACTGTCTCATAGCCAATAGGATACAAGCCTGCTTTACAGCGCCAGGAATAGCTGACCAACCAAACACACCCTGCACCTGCACCGGAGCAAAATTATTGTAAGTAGAACCAACACTCCAAATAGGGAACAAGTAATCCCCTACAGCGCGGATACGAGTAGCAGGCTGAACAAGCCCACCAGAAACACCATTCAAAGGCTCAAGCTGAAAATCTGTAACCTTCCAAACCTGATCATAGCCAGCAGCATCACTAGAAGTTTTCAAGCTTGTTACAGAAACAATATCGTCAGTCTGAGTAACAAACGTATCTTGAGGCTGATAGACACGAGTGCCAGTAACTTGATAAAACGCGCGATTACAGAAACCATCAATCTCGCGTGACGCTGATTCAATCGAAATCTCTATAAGAGAATCATCAACAGAATCAGTAATACGCAGCGCAGCCTTAACATCCGCTAGAGTCGCATACCCGTTAGCAATAGTCACAAAAACTCCTCAAAATCCTAGTATCTATTCTACCGCGATTATTCCCAAGAATTGATACGCCTACGGGCAAGACTCCAAAAACCATCAGACAAATCATTATCAAGCCGCTTACACACAAAATAAGACTCATTCAAAAGATAAGTTTTAGCGTTCTTATCTTTAAAGTCAGAATGAAACACAGTACCCTGCTGAGCATGTTGGTGAGGCAAATCAGCCTCCAACATTTCAAACCCTAAACAGCCTGCACGCCACCTATACTCATCATCCTCAAAATTGGCTGGATAGATAGCCTCATCAAACAAACCGACAACACCAACCCATGCTTCACCAATACTAAAAAACTGGAAATGAGGCCACTCGTCAGAGATAATCATTCGGCCAGAACTAGACATACCAAACCAGTCCTCAAGAGTGCCAGGCTCAAACGTGACATCATCCGAGGCAATAAACCAAACCGGATCATGCGGAAAAGACTTGATGCCTAGATTCCATGAACCAGCTACACCAAGATTAGAGGGCATACGCAAGATAGTGGTTTTTTCAACACGGGCTGGAATATCAATCTCGCCCAGCTCGCCACCATTATCAATAATCAGCAAATGGCGTATAGGGAAATCTATGCTCAAAACCATTTCCTGCAACAGGTCATAACGGTTCAGAGTAGGCACAATCAGGTTAGGTATCATGCGAAAAACTCTCGCAAGAAAGGCATCCAATACCAGCCCCAGACACGTTCAACATCAAACTGTTTAGCAAACTCTATCGAAGGCTGAGAAACGCCACGAGGGGCCTGATACGCCAACTCCAACGCATTCACGATAGAACCAATATTTGGGATGTTGTAGAAAGCCTGCTGAGGCTCATCCCAAAACGGTTGCCCATCAACCAGCCAAGAATCATCCCCAGCCAAATCCTGAGTAGCAGCCCAATTAGAAGTAATCACGCGAGTACCACAAGCCTGAGCCTCAACCACAGGAACACCAAACCCCTCACCATAACTAACCTGCAACATAACATCAGAAGCCGTATACACCCCTGCCAGAAACTCATTAGGATAGCCGGTACGATTCACGTCAGTATTCAAAATACGAACATACTCATCCGTCAACCCACAAGCCCTCAAAAGGTTAGGAATATTAAAACCACCAAACACGGCAGACGGCTCAGAATGAATATAAAGATAAGCATCAGGGTGAGCTTGGCGAAAAATACTAAACGCCATCAACTGCTCAGCAAACGCCTTACGATGCACCAAACCATTAGCCTTATTCGCAGACACGGCAGACACAAGAAACGCATCATCAGGAACATCCAAATATTGCCGCGTAGGAACACCAAAAACAGTATCCGTAGGCTTCATAACTTTAGTATCCACAGCATGAGGAATATAAACAGACTCTACACCAGCCTTCTCCAACTGACGTTGACCATGAGGAGACATAGTTACAGGATGCACGTTAGGGCGCAACAGAAACTTCAGCACGTTAGGTGGCAACGTGACGTGATCGAGTGGAGTCCAAGCAATAATATCCCCGTCAAACTGTAAGTCATTGTAAACCCACTGATCATATAGAGTCACTACAGCATTCTTAATATCAGGATGCTTAGACGTAAAATCTGTATGCCACACAGGAATCACATCATCACTGTAAGGCTTAAACCCACGAGGGTAATGAGGAATCTTCCCGTAAGGCGTTTTGATTTCCTGAATCGAACCCTCAAGCCCATAATTAGACAGGTTAGCAACTTTCAAACCATGCTTAACCATACGGTCAATCAGCATCTTTACTTGCACGCCATAACCCGTAGGTGAGTCATACGAGTTAGAAGCCACAGACACTACGCCGTGTAATTTCTCAACAGCCACAAAAATCCCTTTCGGTAGGTTGATTTCTAGTGTAGTCTGAAAGCCCCCCAAATAGTAATGCCCCTACCGAGTCTGGATTGGTAGGGGTATTGCTTTGCCAAAAAGAAACCCACCCTAGGCAACCTACAACCTAGGGTGGGAGTTCTTTTACTCAGCTTACGGCTGAAGCAGGTACTTCACATGCGCGGCGTGGGTAAGACCCGAAGCCATGCGGTAGGTGAAACGGTATCCCGTAACATCCTGAGCAAAGTAAGCATCTGCAGAAGTAGCAACCTCGAGGCCAGTGGTCGTAACCTTAAGAGCCTTGTAGTCACCGAACAGAACCGACTTGACGCCAGAACCAACAGCCGACATACCTGGGTTTTCGTAGACTGGGAAGCCTGCGAAAGTATCAGGCTGACCAACGCCAACCTGGTACAGGTAGTTTCCGGCGGTGTCCTTGAGCTTACGAATCACACCGAGGGTAGAAGTGGCAGCCATGTAGCCTGCACCTGCGGTACGAACTGCACCGTCAACGCTGTAAGCGAGGTCGATCAGTGCGTCAGCCTGCAGAGTTGCAGAACCGGAAGCTACACCAGAACCAGCAGCAGCAATCAGAGTAGTGGTTGCAGCGTTGTTGATGTAAGTACCGATAGCGTTACCAGCCTGCTCAGCAATGACAGAAGAAATGTCGAAGCCTGCATCGGTAAGAAGCTCGTTAGCAACAGGCACAATGAATCCAGTCTTTGCAGGCTGAAGCAGAATGCTGTCGAACGTTGGGTTGCTTTCAGGAATAGCGGATCCGGCAGAAACCGAAGCAGCAGTCGAGAAAGCGGTGTAAACAGGGATACGAATGTCGTTACCAGAGGTACGGGTAATGACCTCAGAAGTTTCGAGCATTGGGCCTACGAGACGGGCAATGCCGTACACGCGGTCAAGGAACGAAACAGGAACGGTGAGTCTTGTGGCGTGGTTCGGGTTGTTCCATGTTCTGCCCTGCCTGTACTGGCGCAGGTGAAGATGACTGCTGTCTTGGCTAGGCGTGCCATATTTTTGAACGTGGCTTGCCAGTGAGGGTTGTGTTCGAAACATTCAGCCGACACTGCTATATCAAAAGTGTGTTTAGGCATTTTGACATTCTGCCCTTCCATCACTAAGTCAACGCCTGGGCCTGCCGATACGTCTACCCCTAAATAGGTTGTTGCGTCGAAGAAGTCGCGCACTGTACCGTTAATGTTTAATGATCCGATTTCTATAACGGATACGCCTGTAAACCATTGAGGGTGTAAAGTTTTCAGCTTAGTAAAGTATTCGCGCTGTTCCT